TGACCAAGTGCCCTAATCATGTAAAGCCAGTAAGACACTGTGTAGACTGTGAGTTAACTAATAAATAGCAAAAACAGCCTAAAAACGTGATTATTAGTTAACTGAATAGTAACATTTATATATAGGTATTACTTGTATATGATTGGTCGTCTGGGATTACCTGATGAGGCGTGGAGCGTAGAACTCCAAAAGCGATACGGTAGCCCACTTAGACCATTAGAAAGTAGATAGACCAAGGACTATCCCTTTCTTATACCATCTATCTCTAGCATACTTTTTGTTATACATAGTATAGCATTCTTCTGAACAGGTCTTTTGTCTCTTGGAATAACTAAGGTCCTTACTACATACTACACACCACTTTACAGTTCTTAGTTTAATACGCAGTTGGTCTCGTCTGCATTTATTACTACAGTACATGTATTTATGATATGGTAACTGAACTTTACATACCTTGCATATCTTATCTTTTCTAACAATACCATACATCTTCTTTCTATATTTTATGGCTGATAATATCATAAACTGATGTCTAATTGATGAACTGCAATCCTTACACATAAATGGTCTTGCACTATATACATCAGTTCCACATACACAGCAGTTTCTAATATTGCTTCTTCTACATCTTCCACATCTCATTCTTCTTCTTGCTGTCGTATTAGGACAATCAAAGTTACAACAATCCATAAGTATATAAACTATGAACTTTCATATAAAGGTTACTATGAAGTTTCTACACGTATTTGATACGGGTGGATTTGGTGCAGTAATGGCTGGTGCAGGCAGTGATACGCATGAAGTGTTACAGTTAAATCAGTTCGATACCTTTGGATTTGCAGAATACTACAAAGGAACTACAGAGTTCTTTGAACGCCCACAAGAACTTATAACAAAGGCAGTTGCTATACAGGACCAATATGACCATATTATATTTAATGACTTTCCTGATGCAATAGACCAATTCAAGAGTCATCCAAGCAAGACTGTTATATATCATGGCTCTTCATTAAGACAGAATCCTGGTAGAAAAGAAGACTTGAAGGCAGACCTTGTAATAGTTGATGATATTGATTTGTGTTCATTAAGACCTGATGCACAGTATATGCCTTTCCCTATAGATAGAGAACTGTTCAGTCCTAGAGAATGTGGTGAAGGTATGATACTACACCTTAGACCTCATGGTATGACTCCATGGTTAGAATCAGATTATCCTCATATGTTTAATGACTTGAAGATTATATTAAAAGGAAAGCCATTCTGCAAGTATGTTGATTTTCCTGCACACCTAGCGTTGTATGAAACTTACCTAGAGGTAAGATGGGATTTCTTTCATCCTCCTCACTTAATCATGTCTATAAGTTGTACAGGACTAGAGATGTTATCAATAGGCGGTAATGTAATGGATAATGAATACAACATGATTACTTCATTCCCTGAGGAACACGACTTGGTAAACTTGTATAAGGAGTTCCAATCATATTATGAATGATTATTGTGCTTCATGTGCACCAACACATATAAGGAAAATACATTGTATTTGTGATTGTCATCTTGATGAGGTTTGGTTTAAATGACTAGAACAAGAGGACCAGAATTATCAAAGGAACTGCGTACATATATCAGTACTGAGTGGATGTTCAAGCAAAGGAATATGTATCAAATATCAGAACAGATAAACAACGATACTAGACTACTATCAAAGTTTGGCAAGACTTCTCCTGTAGGTATACACTATCATATTAAGAAACTAGAGAAAGACCTGGAAGGAACCATAAATGAGGATGCACTAGATACATACATTGGAGAGTTCATTAGGGCTAGGGCAGGCTTTGAGATGGATGTAGCAGCAGTAGACAGCCTTATAGAGACTGCTCACGGAATGGATGATATAGAATTAGAACTTAAACTAAGAAGACATAGACATGATATTAAACTGGACTCTTTCAAGATGTTACAAGATAGTGCCTTGCCTCTACAGGTTAAGAAACTAAAGATTGAAAGGGATAGGATGAGACCAAAACCTTTAAAGGATGTGGTTAAACAGGTAAGTAATATGGATGAGGGAATAAGTAAAGCAATGGAGGAAGTAGCAAATGGGTCTAGCAAGGAAGGAGACACTACAGATACTAAGCCAAGCAGCGAGTAGGGATGACCCTATAGTACCAGAGAAGTTCTGGTGCTATGACCCTATGAGTAAGGCAGAAGATTGTTGCTTTTGGCACTACATATTCTATCCTAATGGAGGACCTGAAAGGGATGGGATATATCATCCTCTGTATGAGTATGAGATAGAGATGCTAGAACAGATGCAGATGGATGTACTTAATGCAGATATGATAAGAACACTTACAGAGTTCTATAAGACATTCTGTGTATACAAGGCAACTGGATTGGGATTAACTGAGTTCATATTACTATGGGTAGTATGGAAGTGTCTAGTAGATGTATGGTGGCAAGACAAGGAGGCTATCATCATCACAGGACCAAACGTAGATTTGGCACAGGACTTGATACTTAGAGCGAAAGGTTTTTTAATAAAGAAAGGCTTAGGATATGTTGATCATGGAGCCTACGAACTCGGAATCAACGGTGGAAGAATCAAATGTTATCCGTCAAATAATATACATTCAGCAAGAGGTAAACCTAAGGTTAGCCTATTTTTTGGAGATGAAACAGCATTCTTTAAACTTAAAAACGATAGAGTTGTTAGAACCGTTGGAGAGAGATATATTGGAAAATCAGATTCATGGGTTATTTGGGTATCTACAGCAGGAGAAGAACCGAGTGGTTTTTTTTACGAAATTATGCAAGAACCTTCCAAAGGAGCAGAGAAAACAATATACCAAAGATTTCATTACTACGTTGAAGCAGGTAGCAAACTGGACCCAACAACTAAGACGAGCATTTTTAACAAGGAATTTTTAGAGCAAGCGAGTAAGGCAAGAAGTTATGAAAGAGAATATCTGGGAATCTGGGGAAAGAATGTTGGAGATATATTCTCTCCTGAAGGCATTGAGGAATGTTGTTCCGTTGAATATGAGTGGGAAGAAGGAGATAACACAAATGATAGAGTCATTGGAATCGACCCTGGATTCGGCTCGTCAGAATTTGGAATCTGTGTTATACAAAAACGAAGAGGAAAGAAGTCTGTTATTTACGCTGAATCTTTTGAAAGAACATCATACATAGATATAGTAAAGAAGATAAAGATGCTATCCGATAGGTTTATAACCAAGCGTTGCTTTGTGGATGGTTCATGGTCTGAGGGGATTAGAGACCTTAGGGATAAGTATCATCTAACTGTACAGGCTATTAACTTTAATGAGTATGGTGAGAAGATGTTAAACTATGCAGCAAACCACGTAGACTTTAATAAGGTTGAGATTCATCCAAAGTTCAAGAAACTAAAGATACAGTTGATGACTATAAAGTACAACAAGAAGGGTTCTACTGATAAGACTAAACAGAATCCCTTTGATCTTGGAGATGCTTTTCTACTTGGTCTATATTACTATAAGATGGGTTCGGGTGTAATTGCTGGAATTTACTAGGTTCTTTCTCTGACAAATCTATTACAAAAGCCTTATGTCCTGCTATAGTTAGTATAGGGATTACACCTTTCATAAACGCTACGTATATTATAAGGCTCTGGTCTGAACTCTCTGATATTTCCTTAATACACATTTGGTCTGTATAGTGTATTGGGAATGTCTTTATTTCGTATTGATGTTTCTCCATTAACTCATCTAAGAGTTCGTTACGAATCATCTTTAGCATTACTTCTTAACATTACAGTTTAGAGTATATAAACTATGGTTCTATATAATAAACTAGACCAGAAGACATGGGCTAGTCAAGACTTTACAGATAGTGCAACTTATGACTTATCAGGCACAATATATGATGAGAATACCTTTACAAACACAAGAGATATATCGGGATTTACAGGAACATTCGTATTACTTGATGGACAGGAGAGAATAGTATATACAACTACCACAGGACTAACATTAGGTAATGATGGTACATGGTTATTGAAACTTACAACCAATAATAGAATATATACAACAGGTGGTCACAAAGTACGCCTTAGATTAGAGGTTTCAGGTACTAGAGTGACCTGTGTAGGCGTAAATGGTAGTGACGAACTTTACATAGAAAACGACTGATTATACTTCCTTTTGAATCTAAATACTACAAAATAGCATGGATATCTATGGTAAACGTGGTGATGGTAGTGTTTTTGTACAAGATAATGCAAAAGGAGCAGTTTTACCTAGAGAATCAGTTGTAAAAGAGGAATATTCTGGTTCTATTAAAGTAATCGAGTCTTTTAAAGGACAACAGAGTGAAATACGTCAAAATCTACAAGAAGATGACCTAGCACCTGATAGACCGTTCTCAGAGACATTAAATGCAGTCAATAAAGACCCTAGACTAAACTTATCCAATGAAACATACGTACAGATGATAATAGCCAAGGGATTTAGAGTTACTTGTAAGAATAAGACTATAGAAGATGATGTTATGGATTGGTTAAACGATATGATGTTTGATGAGTTCCTAGAAGACACAGTATATTCATATTGTGGAGTAGGAAACATGATATGGGAGCATGATAGTACATATACTAATTGGGTTGAAGTACCAATGCCTACAATAGAGACATTAGTTAGGAATAATAAGGGTAAAATTATATATTATAAACAAAGAGTTAATGATAGAGACTTACAACTAAAACCAAAGAACATATCACACTTTAAACTTACAAATGTAGCACAAGAATCATTTGCTAGAGGATTACATCATTCAGTACTATCAAGATATGAGAATCCTGATGATAATGAGATATATGATTCACCTCTAATCCAAATGAAGAAGATGGAGGATGCTATGCCTAAGATATTCAATTCATATGCTAGTCCTTTGATGATGTTCCACTTTGAAGATGCAGGAGAACAGTTTATTAAGACTCAGGCAGACCAACTACAGAAAGCAAAGCCTGGAATGAAGATAGTAACAGACAAGAAGTTTGACGTTGAGGTATTTGAAGTAGCAGCAGCAGGTAAGTTTGATAGTTATATAGAGCATATACAAAGAGACCTGATTGAACCAGGTTCCAAGTTTCCACTACAATTCTTTAACGCAGGATTTACTGCTAGAGCAGCAAGTGAATCTACAGAGTCAGTACTTATGAGAAAGGTAAAGAGAATACAGACAAGACTAGCAAATCAAGTTATGATGTTTATGATATTACCATATATTAAATTTGGATTAGGTAAGAAGATAAAGAGAAAGGATATACAGGGATTCTTTGATACTCCTACTAAAGCAGAGGCCACAATAGTAGATGTACTAACATCATATAGAGATAATGCTATAACTAGAAGTGAGTTTAGAAAGTGGGCTGCAAGAAACACCACTATTGATATAGATGAGAATGATATGGAAGACCTACCTCCAATTACCTCAGTCACACCTACTGACCAACTACAAGACACTAGAGAAGAACCTAAGAAGGTGTTTGATAGTGAGGATGAGAAAGAGTCATTACAAGAATCAGTAAACGAATTAAAACAGAAATTACAAATAAGAGAGGAGTTGGATTCTTCCGATAAAAGGAAAAACACTAAGGAGATATTGGAGTTCATCAGGAGTATAAATTGACAGAAATAGAGATATATTTAGACGAATCATTAAACAAGAAAGTAGACTCATTAGATTTAGGTAGGGTTGAAGTAGGTACTACAATGAAGTTTACAGTATATGTAAAGAATACAGATAAGGAATGGTCTATAGATAATCTTAAAGCAACTACAGAAAATGCTGAACTTGTGTTTGATATACCTAGCATAATAAAAGCAAATGAGGTATTGGAAGCATTTATATACTGGACACCAAAAATAGGCTCACGAAAACCTTTGACAACAGATTTCCATATATCAGGTGAGTTACTAATTGGCTAGTTCACTAATTAAGAATCTTACAGATAAGACTCCTGTAGCACTATCTCAATTATGTATTAACGACCCTGCTGATGATACTGACGGAGTTGTAACAGTCGGTGAAGTTCTAGATATTATAGCAGGAGATATTAATGTATCATCAACAGGTGCTTCTACGTATAATTCAGGCAGTATAGTAGATGCTGATATAAACTCCTCAGCAGCAATAGCATTATCCAAACTAACAGATTCACCAGAGGCTAATGCAACTGCTGACCAGACTAACGCAGAAATTAAAACAGCATATGAGGCTAATGCAGATACTAATGAGTTCTCAGATGCAGAACAGACACTATTAGGAAATCAATCAAATACAAATACAGGAGATGAGCCTTCTTCTAGTGTAACTGTACAAGGTATAGTAGAAATAGCAACAATAGCCGAGGTTAATACAGGTACAGACGCTACACGAGCAGTATCACCTGATAGTTTAGAAGGTTCTGCTTTACAGATTAAATCAGATAGTTCAGAATCAAATGCAACAGCAGACCAAACAGGAGCAGAAATAAAGACTGCATATGAAGGTGAATCAGATACTAATGCTTATACAGACTCAGAAGTAACAATAGTAGGAAACACATCTAATACTAATACAGGTGATGAACCTGATGCTAATTTAACTACAAAGGGTATAGTAGAGTTAGCAACTATAGCAGAGGTTGATACAGGTACAGATGCAACTAGAGCAGTAACACCAGACTCCTTAGAAGGGTCAGCATTACAAATTAAAGTAGACGCTATATCAGGTACTAACACAGGTGACGAGGTTGCAGCAAGTGCAACAGTATCAGGTATAGCAGAACTAGCAACAATAGCAGAAGTAGATACTGGAACAGATACAGTTAGAACTATAACACCAGCAGGCTTAGCAGGCTCAGCACTACAAACAAAGGCTGATTCAGTAGAGACTAATGCAGATGTTACTGATACTACTAATGTCAATGCAGCAGCAGCCACAATAGTAGGAACAGTAGCCACAGGTGTATGGGAAGGAACAGCAATAGCAGACGGATTTATCGCATCTACATTTTTAAAGAATCTATTAGAAGACACAAGCCCACAGCTTGGAGCAGACCTTGATGCTAACGGATTTGACATTAACTTAGATGCAGGTTTTCTTTTATCATTTGACACAGGTACACAAGCCCAAAAAATAGTAGGTGATGCTGGCGGACTAACTCACACAGTACCAAATGCAGATACCCATGAGTTTGTCGTAGATGCAACCACAGTATTCACAATAGTGGAATCAGGTGTATCAGTAACAGGAAATTCGGCAATATCAGGAGCCTTTAATGCGTTAGACATGGAGACTGCGACATTATCATCCAGAAATGGTGCCCTATGTGCAACTATAGCAGACACCACAGGTATAGCCACATTTGTAACAGGTACAGTTTTAGTAGCTCCAGTGTTGGGTACAGTAGCAAGTGGAGTTATTTCTGCCTGTACTTCTACAAGTATGGTCATGGTTACTCCTGTATTAGGAACACCTACAAGTGTCATTTTATCACCTCCATCATGATAATGTTACTCCTTCCCATGCAGAAGCATCTGTGTTATAGATGTACAATTTCTTGTTAGCTGGGTCAAAACACATGGCTGCTTTGCCAGCATATGCCGTTGGTGTACCAGAA